GGTCAATCTGTACAGCACGGAAAGCGGCGCGGTCGCCGCGTTTCTCGAATACCTGCGACCGCAGACGATCATCGGTCGCTTCGGCGCCGGCGGCGTGCCGGCGCTACGCTCGGTGATGTTCAACACGCCGATCGTGACGCAGACCGGCGGCGGCGCCGGCTACTGGGTCGGCGAAGGGAAAGCGAAGCCGCTCACCTCGTTTAACTTCGCGCGCACGACACTGCCGCCGACGAAAGTGGCGAACATCTGTGCGCTTACGGACGAAAGCATAAGGTTCAGCAACCCGAAGTCGGATCTGATCGTGCGCGACAGTCTGGCGGCGGCGTTGCGCGAGCGGCTCGATATCGACTTCATCGATCCGGCCAAGGCGGCGGTTGCCGGTGTCTCGCCGGCCTCGATCACCAACGGCGCCGCCACGGTGGTGTCGTCGGGCGATGATGCCGATGACATCCGGCTCGATATCCGCTCGCTTTACGCCAAGTTTGCGGCCGCCAACAATCCGGTGTCGTCCGGCGTGTGGATTATGTCCAGCAACAACGCGGTGGCGTTGGCGATGATGACCAACCCGCTGGGGCAAAGTGAATTCCCCAGCATGTCGATGACCGGCGGCACGCTCAGCGGCATGCCGGTGATCGCCAGCGACTACATCACCAAGGCGATGAACATCGTCGTCCTGGTCAACGCCTCCGACATCTTCGTGGCGGATGACGGTGAGATCGCGATCGACGCCAGCCGCGAGGCCTCGCTGGAGATGTCGGACGCGCCGGCGCACAACTCGGGCACGCCGACCGGCGCAACGTCGCTGGTCAGCATGTTCCAAACGAATACCGTGGCGATTAGAGCGGAGCGAATCATCAACTGGATGAGGGGCAGGACGCAGTCGGTTGCGTATCTCACCAGCGCCGACTGGGGCGGACCCGTCCACACCGCCTGAGTCTTTCTCGCGCCTGGGGGTGGGTGGCCTCCTCGCCCACCCCGTTTTTTCAGAAGAGACAGCCGATGAAAACGCGTTCGTTGACGGCGACCAAACCGCACAAGTACGGCACCCGGCACCTGGTCGCCGGCGACGAATACGAGGTGCCGGCCAAGCACGCGATCGCGCTGGTCGCGAGCAAGAAGGCAAAGTTTGCCGACGACAAGAAAGCAGTTCGCGCCGCAAAGGTTGATGAAACGCTCGTGCCTGATTCCGACGATAGCATCGCCGGCGCAGTCACAACCGAGGCGGCGATCGATCGCCTGCGCCTGGAGGCGACGCAGCTCGGCATCGATGTTGATGGCCGCTGGGGCGTGGCGCGGCTGCAGCATGAGATCGCGCAGGCCAAACGCTGATGCGCATCTTCGGCCTGCCGATTCCGTTTACCGGCGAGAAGCAAAAGGCGCTCAACTCGGTGCCGGAAGGTCGCGGCGGCTGGTATCCGATCGTGCGCGAGCCGTTCACCGGCGCCTGGCAGCGCAACCTCGAGATCAACGTCGACACCGCGGCATCGTTTCATGCCGACTTTGCTTGCAAAACTTTGATCGCCCGCGACATCGCCAAGTTGCGGGTGAAGCTCGTCGAAAAGGACAAAAACGACATCTGGTCGGAAACGACTAACCCGGCGTTCAGCCCAGTGTTGCGGCGGCCAAATGATTATCAAACCCGGAATCAATTCTGGGAATGCTGGGTGCTGTCGAAGCTATCGCGCGGCAATACCTATGTGCTCAAGGTGCGCGATAACCGCCAGGTGGTGACCGCGCTGCATGTGCTCGATCCAACGCGGGTGCAGCCGCTGGTGGCAGACGACGGCAGCGTGTTCTATCGCCTGAGCAGTGACGACCTGGCCGACATCGACGATATCATCGTGCCGGCGCGCGAGATCATCCACGATCGATTTAACTGCTTGTTTCACCCGCTGGTCGGGACGCCGCCGGTGTTTGCCTCGGGGCTGTCCTCGATGCTCGGCATCAATGCGCAAAAGACCTCGGCGCTGCTGTTCGAGAATGCATCGGTGCCCGGCGGCCTGCTGACCACGCCGGGCGAGATCGACGACGTGCAGGAAAAGCGCATCAAGGAAGAATGGGAGCAGCGGTTTTCGCGCGTTAACCTCGGCCGTGTCGCGGTGCTGTCCGGCGGCATGAAGTACGAGAAGATGGCAATGACGAATGTCGAAGGGCAGATGATCGAACAACTCAAATGGTCAGCCGAGGTGGTGTGCAGCGTTTACCATGTGCCGCCCTACAAGGTTGGCGTCGGCGTGCTGCCGACCTACAACAATGTGCAAGCACTGCAGGTCGAATATTATTCGCAGGCGCTGCAATCGAACATCGAGGAAATAGAGGAACTGCTCGACGCGGCGCTCGGCATCGGCTGGGGTGAAAGTCTCGGGACCGAGTTCGACACCGATAATCTGCTGCGCATGGATACCGTCACGCAAGTCACCGCCATCCGCGATGCGGTCGGCGCCGGCGTGATGAGCCCGAACGAGGGCCGCGCCAAGCTCGAACTCAAGCCGGTCGAGGGCGGCGAGTCCCCGTATTTGCAGCAGCAAAATTACTCACTTGAAGCTTTGGCTAAACGCGACGCGCAGGACGATCCGTTCAAGCCGGCAACACCGCCGCTGCAGCAGCAACCCGCAGCAACTGATCAGACGCCGACCGCAGACAAGCCAGCCGAGCCCGCACCGAAGCCCGCCGCCAAGGACATCGCAGCGCAATTCACGCGGGCATTGCAGGCCGTATATCGCGAGGCCGCATGATGGATGACAACGACATCACCGAGCTGGCCAAGGGTATGGTGCCATTCGTGCGCGAATGCGTCGCCGAGGCATACAGCAAGACGATCGTGCCGCCCGACCTCGCTGAGCAGGTGGCTCTTGCCGTGCGGTTGCTGCACGAGTCGCCGCCGCTCAAGCCACAAGAGCCCAGCAACTCGTAAATGTCGCAGCAGATTATCAACATCGATGACCTGCCTCCCAACGATGAGATCCGTATCTCGTTCACAAAATGTAATAACAATTTCACCGAGCTTTACGAGGATGTCGACCAGTTAAACGATCGCATCGATCGCATTCGGATCGCGCCTGGCGGAGGCGGCGGCGGAAGCAGCGGAAGCGGCGAAGGTAACGGTGAGCAAGGCCCGCCGGGACCGCCCGGACCAGAGGGGCCGCCCGGCCCGCAAGGCGATCCAGGCCCGACAGGGGCGACCGGATCACCAGGACCAAAGGGCGATCCAGGTGATACCGGACCGCAGGGACCGCAAGGTGACACCGGCGCACAAGGACCGCCCGGCGCGACCGGCGCGCAAGGCCCGCCCGGTACGCCCGGAATCCAGGGGCCACCAGGGCCGCAGGGTGATCCCGGTGCAACCGGCGCCCAAGGTCCAACAGGACCGGCCGGCGTTGTTACTGCCAACGCGCCGCTATCGTTAGTCTCGGGCACGCTGTCGATTGACCTGTCGGCCTACTCGACGACGGCAGCAATCGCGAGTGCCTATCAACCGCTCGACGACGATCTGACATCGCTTGCTGCGGCGAGCGCGACCAACGCGATTTTCTATCGGTCAGCCGCGAACAGTTGGGCCGCTGTCACCATCGGCACCGGTCTTTCGTTCTCGGGCGGCACGCTGGCATCGACCGTGACCGGCGGCGGCAATGTCAGCAACTCGGGAACACCGCTTGCCGGCCAGATTGCGGAATGGGTCACCGCAACGACGATCAAAGGGGTGAGCCCGCCGACGCCGCACTGTGGCCGGCTGGCTTATGTCGGAGCAACGCAATTGAGCTTCACGCCGTTCAACGGCGATAGCATCAGGATTGCGGGCGTTCTCTATCAAATTCCATCGGCCGGTATAGCTGGCCTTACAAATAGCGGCTTGGATGCTGACACGACATATTACGTCTATGCCTTCAATAATGTGGGTACGATCACAGGCGAGTTCTCCACCACCGGCCACGCCACCAGCACCACGGCGGGTAATGTCGGAACGGAGATCAAAAGCGGCGATGACACCCGCACGCTGATCGGCATCGTGCGCGCTGCGGGTGGACCGCCCGGGCAGTTCTTTGATCAAGCCGGCGCGCGATTGGTCCGATCTTGGTTCAATCGTACCAGCCGGGCGGGCAATGTTGATTTCAGCAACTTGAACAATGGAGCGGGCGCCTTTGGCGCCTTTGGCGCCATTCTGCCGTTTGTTGTGTTTGCCGGTGAGAGCGTAACAGCAACGGCAACCGGCTCCTATTACAACAACACCGCCGGGGGGACTAATTATATCTCGCTGGGTTATGATGGCGCCAAAGTAGGCCCTGAAAGCAATATGTACTTTGCTATTGCGGCGACCTTTGGCAATTTCGCGGTGTCTTGGCAGGCGGAGCACGCCGAAGGCTATCATTATTTTCAGATGTGGGGCCAAGTATCCGCCGGCATCATGACCACTTACGCTGCGGATTTAAATATCACGCTCGGATAAAGCATATGACCAAGCAACTTGGCCCCACATTCGGCGACGAATTTTTGGCGGCTGGGCTGGGCGGCTTGCCGATCACTTGGAAGGATACCGACGACAGCATCACGGGGCGCGACAAGATCACGCCAGAGCAGAACACCACGCTTGATGGTGTGGTTGCTGCGCATGATCCAACCAAGAAACCGAAAAACACGATCGCAACCACCGACTTTATCGCGCGCTTTACCAACCAAGAATACATCGCGCTAAATAGGCAGCGGGCCGCAGACACAACCGCCTCAAAGGTTGGTTTTTCCAAAAATTGGGACATCGTTGTCACCAACGATGCCGTCAACCTCAATCAACAGAAAGTTCAGCGCATCAAGGACGATCTCGTGGCTGCGGGCGTGCTGACACAAGCACGCGCGGACGAGATTTTTAGCTAGGGACCAGGGCATGAGCGAGACACCGACAATCCCGGCGCCGTCCTACACCCTCAATGAGACGCTCGGCGTCTTCCTGCGCATGTGCCAGTTGGCACTGACCGAGGTTCGCGCCCTGGCGCGCATGCCGGGACCGCCGGGCACAACCGGGCTGCAAGGCGAGCGCGGTGAGAAGGGCGAGCGCGGTGAACCGGGCAGCCCCGGTGCAATCGGCCCGCCTGGTATCGACGGCAGGAACGGCGAGCGCGGTGAGAAGGGCGAGTCCGGCCGCAATGCTGCGGATCTGACATACCTGCAGGACTATGCCGCCGAGCAGGTCGCGCGCGCGTTCAAGACCGCCACCGTCACCACGGTCGACGGCGGCCGCACCCTGCGTTGGGCCATCGGCGGCACCGTGCATGAGATCAAGACCGCCATCGTGCTCGATGCCGGCGTGTGGAAGGAAGGCGCCACCTATGTCG